TGGAACAGTTGCCATAACAGATAAGCAATTTATGGCAAATTTGTAAGTGATTGACAAATGAGAAATACATGATATAATATAAGTAGAATTAAAAATACCACAGGGTACTTGTAGGGCTTCTAGAAGCCACTCTCTCACTACTAGCTCTCCTGTGGTATTCCTATATATTAAGTGATATTAATATTAAACATCGTGGAGATATAATGGTGAAAGCAGTTCAACAAAAAGAATCAGGTAGCCCTAACACATTGGGCAATCCCCCAAAACAAAAAGAATCCCCAACAGACAAATTAAAAATTCTTAATCCAGAAGATAATGTAGATTTTAAAATTGATTTTGGTGAAGAGGATAAAGTATTAGAAGCAGTATCCAGTAAAGCAATAGGTGGTACTGAACTAATGAGAAAATGGCTGTTTGAGCAAATGGAAAAACGTGAGCCTGGGCTGAAAGATAAGTTTCAGTTTATTAGTACCAGAGTCCGAAATCTTGAACCCGACAAACAACGAATTCTTTGGATACATGATCTGGCAGGAGATCCAGAAGTTCAACATTTGAAAGACCAAGAGAATTGGAAAAATTATGAGCGTATTGTTTTTGTTAGTCATTGGCAGCAATATCAATTTCGTACTCATTTAGGATTTCCTTATGAAAAAGGTATAGTAATTCAAAATGCAATTGCACCTATTACAGATCATGATAAACCAAAAGATGGAAAAATAAACGTGTGTTATTTTTCTACCCCACATCGTGGGCTAGAAGTTCTTTTGGATTCGTGGGAGTTTATGAGAGAAAAATTAGGTTCAGGAAAAAATGCAGAATTAAATATTTTCTCTAGTTTTAAGATATATGATAGACCACATTTAGATGAACAATTCAGGCATATATATAAACGTGCTGAAAAAATGGATGGTGTTAATTATCATGGTACTGTTTCAAATGATGAGATCCGTCAAGCATTGAAAACACAACACGTTATGGCATATCCATGTATCTATGAAGAGACAAGTTGTATTACTTTGATTGAGGCAATGAGTGCTGGATGTTTGGCAGTTGTTCCTAATCTTGGTGCTATTCCAGAAACTGGAGCAAATTTCCCTTGGATGTATGGATACGAAGAAGATCCGGTTAGGCATTCGCATGTACATGCACATATTTTAGCTCGTGCTATAGATCATTTTTGGGATGAAGATGTACAAAATCTGTTAAAGATTCAACGTAATTATTTTGATATGTTTTATAATTGGAGTTTACGTGGCGGACAATGGCAGCAGTTTTTACATGCTATAGATGCTCCAATGGAAACAGTAGAACCTAAAGAAGAAGATAAAGATGGCACTGCTAGTTGATTTTTCACAGATTGTTATTGGTTCATATATGACAGCCGCAAAATACTCAACTGTTGATATGGATGTAATTAGACCAGCCGTATTAAACACTCTGCGTATCTATAGGAATAAATTTACAAAGGAGTACGGTGAAATAATTCTATGTTGTGATGATCGAAAATCTTGGCGCAAAGAACTCTTTCCAAACTACAAAGCCTCTAGAAGGAAAACACGAAAAGTGTCTGATGTTGATTGGACTAATCTTTATGAATGTTTGAATCAATTGAAAGATGAACTTCGCCAGTGGTTTCCTTATAAATTACTTCAAGTAGAGAAGGCAGAAGCAGATGACATCATTGCTACTCTGGTACACTTAATGAATGAACGAACATTGATATTGTCCAGTGATAAAGATTTTGTTCAACTCCATCAATTTAATGTTAGACAATATTCTCCCATGCAAAAGAAGTTTATCGATGGCGATGCAAAACGCAATCTTCATGAAAAACTTATAAAAGGGGATGTTGGCGATGGTGTTCCAAATATTTTATCGGATGATAATGTGTTTATCGATGAAGGTCGGCGCCAGAAACCAATAACTACAAAAAAAGTAGATGCATGGTATGATTTAGAACCAGACATGTATTGTGATTCAGAAATGCTAAGAAACTATAATAGAAACAAACAGTTAATTGATTTGGGTGAAGTACCTGAGTCAATTCGTATAAATATAACCAAACAGTTTGAAACAACGCAAGTTGGTGTCCGCAGTAGGTTACTTACGTACTTTGTGAATCATAAATTAAAAAACTTAACAGAGAATATATCGGAGTTTTAATTTTATGAGTGTATTAAGTATTCCACGAATATTTGAAGAAGTGGCTGCAGCGAGTTCCTTTGGGGCTAGAAAAAAGGTCTTATTGGATAATGAATCAAACCCACTTAAGGAGTTATTAAAATATGCCTTTCATCCAGATATAAAATTTGCTCTACCTTCTGGTGCACCACCGTTTAAAACCGTTGGTTCTCCTGATGAGTATAATCCCACATATCTATATCCCAATATTAAAAAATTCTATTTATATATTGAAGGGGGTCATGATGGACTTACTGCGTTACGTAGAGAGCAACTTTTTGTTCAAATGTTAGAAGGGCTACATCCTAAAGAGGCTGATGTTGTTTTACAAGTTAAAGATAAAAAATTAAAGTTTAGAGGATTAACCTATAAACTAGTCAAGGACACTTTTCCAGAAATATTACCATAAATGATAGATGTAAAAAAACTTGAAAACAGAATAGTTAAATTCAAGCGTATAGATGCTGCAGGAAATGAATCCGATAAAGAAGTCGAAATTCGGCGAATAGATTATGATCAAGCAGCAGATATACCACGTTCCATTACGGCTAGGCTCGTTGATCCTTTGAATTTTATAATTACTTTTGGTTACGATGAAAGTAAGAATAAATTTTCTGGGCCTTTAGGTACTGACATTTGGGAATCCAATTTTGATATAGATGATTTTATAGAGCTCTCTAAGATGGGCGTAGCCGATAGATACATGAAAAGTCCAAAAAGAAATCGGACAAATATCTGAGGAACGACAACCCAATTAGAAGAGGAATATGTTAAAATTTTTCCTATATTTATTTCCTTTGATATTTTTTATACTGCATGACGTTGCCGGAACACAATTTTTTGTAGATTCCACATCGTCTAATATGACATCGGTAGATGAAGCATCTCCAAAACCCACACCAATATTAATGTGGGAGCCGGTTATTAGTCAAGCGGAAATAGAATGTATGGCCAAAAATATTTATTTTGAGGCCTCTGTAGAAAGCACTGCAGGACAACTCGCAGTTGCACAAGTAACTCTAAATCGTGTAAAATCCAAACATTATCCTAATTCCGTATGTGGAGTAGTATATGAAGGACCTAAACATGCAAGCGGAATTATGAAAAAAGATCGGTGTCAATTTTCGTGGTATTGTGACGGCAAGGATGATGAACCAGCTGTCCGCGGAAAACTTTGGAATACCGCCTACGAGTTGGCAAAATATGTATTATCAAGACAAAAAGATTTGATTGATATTACAGATGGAGCACTTTTTTATCATGCAAATTATATTGATGCTCCTAGATGGGCACAGCAAAAAGAAGTTCACGCGTCAATAGATCAACATATTTTTTATGGAAAAAATAAACGTGGGATTTAATTTTAATAAATTATTGACATTAATAAGGATCTGTGGTATAATATAAGTAGAGAGTGGGGGAGAACTAGTGTCACACTCTCTACAAAGTTATTATAACTTATAATTCTAAATTGAGATATATTATGACGAGTACAACAGTTGAAAGAAATGAGATTCTAAAGAAGTTGGTGGTAGATTATTCTGCCGGAAATTGGGAATGTCTTATAGATAAGGTTGAATTATTAGTGGGTGAATCTTTTTCTGCCGGATATTCATTTGCTAAGAAAGAATCTGTACTAGTTGAAAAGGCTGCAGAATCATTGAGTGAATGAAAATTATAAAGGAAGGTGAATGAATATATTTTTCTTAGATGAAGATGCAAAGATGTGTGCACAGGCACATTGTGATAAGCATGTGATTAAGATGATTTTAGAATATGCTCAAATGATGAGTACTGCTCATCGTGTTCTTGATCCTCCAAGTGAACTTATCAAACCAATGTATAAACTTACACACAAGAATCATCCATCAGCCGTATGGGTTAGGGAATCAGATGCTAATTACCAATGGACACATGATCTATGGTTTTGGTTGTGTAAGGAATACTGGTGGAGATATGATAAAATACATAAGACATGGGAAAAGTTATATAATAAGTTAAGTCATACTCCATTGAATATTCCAAGTGGTGGTTTTACTTATCCGCCATTGTGTATGCCTGATGAGTATAAAATTGAAACAGGAAATTCTCTCAACGATGCAATTGAGTCGTATAGAAAATATTACTTAGAAGATAAATCTAGTTTTGCTAAATGGGGTGGACTTGTGGAAAATATGAGACAACAACCAGAATGGTGGAAAAATGCCAACGTATGATTATAAGTGTGCAAGTTGTAGCACCGAAATTGAAGAAATTCTTCTTATTGCCAAAAGAAAAGAGCCAACCAAAATTCCGTGTGAAATGTGTGGTGGAAAAATGGAACAAGTAATGGCTGCTCCGTATTTTGGTTACGATAATATACACACAAGACATTCTACAAACAACAAAGAACCTGGGTGGTTCAGCGATAAGATAAAAGATTTGAAAAAAGATAACCCTGGAAGTAATTTATAATATAAAGTGAAAAAGTTTAATCATCTAAGACAGTCTCCAAAGCTGTCGTTTAATATACAACACGAATCCAGAAACGGAAAGAGATTTTATGCAACTCCCGCAGGTGAATTATTCCCTAGCATCACGTCTATACTTGGAGAATTCTCCAAAAAATCAATACTTGAATGGCGTCAACGCGTTGGACCGGAAGAGGCAAACAAAGTATCTGGAAAAGCCTCCCGCAGAGGCACTAAATTGCACGGCGTATGTGAACGCTACATCAAAAACGATGACGAATTTCTCAAGGGGGAACTACCACACATCACAGAACTATTCAAGACCATTGAACCGTTCCTAGAACGAATAGATAACATCCATGGCGTAGAACTTGGGCTCTACTCAGATCATTTTGGTGTTGCTGGAAGAACGGATTTGATTGCTGAGTTTGATGGTAAGTTGTCTGTGATAGATTACAAGACCAGTAACAGAACCAAGAAAAAAGAATGGTGTGAAAGTTATTTTGCACAATGTGCTTTTTATG